CGGCAAGCCTCAAAAATGGCTGCGTTCATGGAGGCCGTTAGCGCCCAATCAAAACAACCTAAAACGCACCGCACAACATACGCTTCAATTAGTTTGCGAAACAGGTGTGGGGGTTAATGTTGGGGACGCAAATGCAAACTACTTTGCCACTTCGCAGCCTAACCTTTCATACCCTAACACCGTTGTAACTAATGGCGGCGATTATTTAGTTTTTTCGCTGCCTGACACTTTTAACGCCGGCAGCGTAAATGGGCAGGGCGCCGACCCGCAAGTAATGTTGCGCTGGTCTGATGACGGGGGCCACACATGGTCAAGTGAGCATTGGATTTCAATGGGTAAGATTGGTGAATACGGCTACCGTGCCATTTGGCGTCGGAAATATCGCCGTATTGCTGGATGGCGTACTCTACTGCGTGGGTAGATACGCGTTTACCCGTATAGCCTTGGTTACGATAGACGATACCGAAACCACGGGGGTCAGAGCCTAACCAAAACAAGCTGTTGTCGAGCTTAGCAACAGAGAACGGCGCCAGGCAACCGATCTCGTTGTAGGCGCCTTGGATGGGCGCTAAAGGAAACGGTATAGTGGCTGCGTCGTACCAAACCTCGGTCGTGGTTGTACCGAAAACCCAAACTTCACGGTTGTTGCTAACTACGGCTACCACTTCGTCAGGAGAGCTTTCAGCAGCCGCAAACGCTAAAGGGTCAATAGTGGTGCCGTCAAGAACACCTGTCACCCAAATAGTCTGGCTGTCAGGTTGATTGAACGCAAAATAGCCGTCAATATAGCAAACCGTTGTGGCGCCTTCAAAGCTAGGACTGGTTACTTTAACAAACGTGTTATCTGCTTCAGTGTAAACATAGGCGTTCTCACCGGCGGCGATAAAGATTTGACTAGCGCTATCAGCAATAGACACTGGGCCAGTGCCGCTAACAGCGCCTATTAAAGTGGCATTGTAATTAGCATCAACTTTGTAAAACTTATTACCGGACACTATATAGGCGTCGTTGCCGCCAAGCGGGTAAGCGGTAAGTCCTCGGATCGGCCCTGTGCCAAGCGTACCTAAAAGACGTAATCCTGGCGCGCGACTAAGAAACCCACCTGTTTGACCACCTTCAGGTACGGCCTCGGGGAACAGGTTAATCATGCGGTTATCCGCAGCGTTTACCGACCTAGCGGTATAGGCTTGTCCTAATATAGGCGTTAGCATATCGCGGTCTTATGCGGTGTAGGATGGGTACCACTTGGCGGTAGATACATCGTACACAAGCGTTAACGCTTTGCTAACTACGGCGGTGCCAGCCAAAGCAATGTTACCTGCGGTCGTCCAAGTAAAAACGCCAGTAGGGATAAGAACAATACTGCCTCCGCCTGCTGAAATAGGGGTGGGTGCGGTAATCGTGACAATAGGGGTAGTACCAGATACGAAGGTAATCGGCTTTGTAGGGGTTATCGTGCTAGCAGATGCAACAGTAGGCGCGGTTGCGGTAGATGCTACTAAACCCGAGTACTTTACATTCGTAAGCACACCCGTAGTTAAAAAAGTGCTGACATCCGTACCTAACCCTGTAACACCAGTAGATATGGGTAGACCTGTGCAATTAGTAAGTAAGCCTGATTGAGGTGTTCCTAATATGGGTTTGGTTAATGTGCAATTGGTGAACAGTAAGGCATTAGTTAGCTGCTTAGTGGTAAGGTTTTGCTGTATAGGAAACAAATCCGTCCCGCTTGCCGCCGTAGCTACTGGTAGTTGAGATATGGTTACATTTGACATATTTAATCCTAGTAGTTACCGGCAAAGATATTAAAGCGTTGACGAGTAGCAACAATGCTGTAAGGCAGAGCCATAATGTCGTCTGGGTTATTGATCCGCTTGAGGTTGCGTTTAGACGTCATCGCAATACGAGCCACATTTGGTGGGGGTTCTACACCAAACTCAGTAGCGATCTCACAAGCCAAGTTGTATTTAAAGCAACGTAAGTAGCCTGGAGGGAACGCCAAAACAGTCGAAAGGCTCGCAGGTTGCGTCAGTTCTTCATAAGAAACGATATGGAACTCAAGTAGCTTAGTAGGTACAGGGTAGACTACTAGCTGCACGTTAGGGAACTGAGTGTTAACCCACATCACTTGCGGGTATGTAGAAGTGACAGTTTTAACAGCAATACCGTCGTATTGTTGTTGGTTAATTAGTTTGATGCCGTAGGAGATACCGGACGCTGGATCACGGAAGTAAGACGCTTCATCAACTAAGATCGGACGGTTGCCAATAGTATCGCCGGTAGGCCCTAGAGTACGCGACGCTTGGTTAGGCTGCCACATAATGATTTGATCTTGGGTGGCAAATACAGATAAAGACTCTGTATTCCACGAATCAATCATTTGGTTTAGTGCAGCCAAGGAATCTTGCGCTGTAGCAGCAGAAGGTGTTTCACCTTCGGCAAGCATCCCGATTAAGCGTAATGCTCCATTAATTTGATCGGCGACTGAGGTGGCCATAACAGATCCTTACTCTGTGGTTCTACGACGTCTTTTTACTTCCAGCGTATTAACAGGAGCCGCTTCTTCAGCAGGTTCTTCTACTGTTTCAATTTCTTCAGAAACTGATGGCGTATCGTGAGTATACCGCACCCAACCGTTTTGCTGATCGTATTTTGCTTCTTGCTCCATGATGGCAACTTTAGTGCCATGAACAGGGTGTCTTAGGTAGATTAAAGGCATCGTTTTTCCATTGAGATAGGGGGACTAGCCCCCTATTTTGTTAAGGCAATAGACCGTAAACAGACAACTTAGTTTCAAGTTGAGAAACACGTGCTTGGAGGTTAGCAATAACCGCCAATACAGAGTTTCCTTCGTCTGCTGTTACAAAGCCAAAAGGTGTTGTAGAAGTTAAGTTTTGAATTGCATAGTCAGGAGTACCAGGAGCAGTCGAGGTAATAGTCGGTAAAGCCGCAGTATTAGATGCAACTTCAGGGACAAAACGAGCGCCGTCTAGTAACGGGTCTGCATACGCAATCCCAACAGGTTTGGTATTTGTAGCCATAGTTTTTCCTTAGTAGACCTCACCCCGAAGGGTGAGGGTATTACTTTAAATTACGCAATCTTATAGACTGTGTAAGCTGCGTCGTCAGTTTTACGGAAACGGAAGATTGAGCTAGAAGTAATAGGTACCGCAACGAGGGCATTGCCACCGTTAGTGATACCAGTACCAGCAGCCAAAGTTACCGTGCCTGAACCTGTACCGATGTTAACGAGCACTAAGTCAAAAGTAGTGCCGACCTTAGCAGAACTTAACGCTGCGTCAATCGAAGCGGCTGTAGGCAGTGTGTAAACCGCAGCAGTTGCGCTTGGGTTTGCAACAAGCATACCGCCTGTGATTTGAGCTGCTGTCAATGTAGCTGTTGCAGTAGCAGTTTGTGGTGCGGCTGCGTAGCCAATTGTTATTTCATTCAGATTGCCATCGCCTAATTGATAGCCACCTGCGCCGTTTGGAAGTGCCATGATATGTTTCCTTAAAAAATTGATTTAAAAAGCCCCCGCCGAAACGGAGGCATTTTGATTAGCCCCAGATACGGCAAGCCATTTGTGGACGAATTGTGCTGTAACCGTACAGAACGTCAATACGGCAAGGCAAACGGTCATTGTTAATGTCGTACTGACGTACAACACGCATAGAAATACCGTTATGAACTTGGCGGGAAGCCATGTCAACGCCTTGTGGTAACAACAAGTCAGCGGTCGCAAAAGTGATCGCATCACGGTGGTATACCAAGTTTTGAGCGTACTGAGTAGAAGCTGCACCAACGAAAGTCACTGCTGCACCGTCTTGTGGGAACGCATTGATAGTCGCCAAAGCGTTATCAGATGTGTACATAGCAGGCGCAATAGCAATGTTAGTCCAAGCACCACCAGAAGCTGTGCTAGCGGCAGTTACAGTGAACTGTTGGAGGCTACCTGTTGACTCACGTGTTTGTGGGTTAACAGCGTATACACCAGCTACAGTAAATACATCACCAACAGCAACGGTTGCAGAACCAGTACCACCATCAATGCTGATAGTTGACTGACCTTGAGTTGAAACAGTACCGTTTACAACGATTGTGTCGCTTGTAGAACGTGAACCAGTTGTGAACTGCTTGATAGATTGGCTCATGTTGATTTCTTCGTAACCCAACACGCCCATACCCATCATGCCATTCTTGAACTGACGGCTGATTGTTTCTGTAGGGTTAAACAGACCTTTCAAGCCTTCAACCAATCCTGCATTAGCTGCTGGATTAACAGTAGCGTAGCGTGGCATCATCACCGCAGCGTTTTCGTTCAGCTTTTGTTGAGCTTGTAAAAGCACCAAAGAAGTAGAAGGAGTTGTGCCAGGTGTACCTACAGAGTTGTAGATAGACTGATAGCTATTAGCTACGTCAGCATCAATAGAAGAAGCCAATTGAGAGATACGTGGTTTCAAAACACGCTCTGCAAAGTCATCTAACTGCATTGTCAATTCAGCAGAGGTGAAGTTAACACCAATGTGTTTTTGTGACGCTACAGTCAAAGTTGTGTACTGTTCGTTGTCGTCTTGAACTTGCAAGGCGGCACCGTCAGTTACCAAAGCGCGGTCTGGTAAGCGAATACGGAGAGTAGAACCGATTTTTGCGCCTTCAACAGCGAAAGAATCGTCATACTGGCGGTTTACGTTACGGGTTAAAACAAGATTATTCTCAAGGATCTCAAGAGCCTTGCGTGTAATCAGGTCAATCGTTAAGATCGAGTTAGACATAATAGTTTCCTAATAAAAATAGTTAGCGGTTTCTCTGCGCTTCCCACTTTTTGATCTGGCGTTGGCGTTCAGCTTCAATCCATTCTGATGTACTCATGTTCTTTATAGAACGAGGATCAGTTGTATCAAAACTAGGCGATCCAGAGGATCTCGCCGTGACCGGAGCAATTGGTGCAGGGGCGCTCGAAGTCTTTTTTACTACTGGGTTATCAGCTAATTTAGCTTCAATTTTCCCTAATTCTTTAGCCTGTTGGAGCGGCGATAGACGAGAAATACGTTCAGCTTCTTTCGGATTAGACCCTAGGTAATAAGCCATATCGGGGCCAACATCGGAAGATTGAATCGTTTGAGCCATCTCGTTAGTGATTGGAAGTTTGGGGTTGTATGCGACTTGTTCAAAGTCATCATATTTATTCCGTGCTTCTTCTTCACGTTCGTGAAAAGACTCAATGATTGCAGACTGCTGCCTAGCTTGTTCACGCCTAGCAAGCAATTCTTCTGCCTTACGTTCTGCCAATAGATCGGCATATTCTTCGGGCGAGGAAAACTGCTCAATCGGCGGGATTTCTACTGGGGCTTTTCGAGCTTGCATTTCTGCGGCTCTAGCTGCCTGTTCTCTTTCCCACTTACGTTGCTCTCTAGCAAGTCGTTTACCAATCGCTGCGTCCAATTCTTCTTGTGTGAAGGTCTTGGTTTCGGTCGCTGTTGGCTCTACTGCTTCCGGCGCTGTTACTTCAGGCTCAGGTGCAGCCGTTGCCACCTGTTCTGGCGCGGATACTTCCGCTGGTACTACTTCTTGTTGACTTTCGTCCATGTCTTTTGTTTCCTTAGAAACCCTGGTGTATCGCACCAGTACGATTAAAGTAATTCTACAACTTAAATTTTTTGCTCGTCAATTATTTATTAAGCTACTCTTTCAATAATTAACTGGAAGTTGCTTAACTGCGATTGTGATTGCGAGAAATAGCCATTTAGATAAATTGATGTTGCTCCTGTCAAATATCCAAGTCCTGAGTATCCCGTTACATCTGCGGCTGGAATTGTTGAAACACGCACAATAGACATAGCACAGCCAGTTCCATAGGCAGCATTAGTGCTAATGCCGTTGGTGGTTATGGCTGAAAAATAGTGCTGTGAATCTGCTGAAGCCGATGTAGACACTCCGCAAACCATTTCTATCTTGTATGTGGCTGTTGATAAGAAACCAGATATTTGATTTGTGCTAACAGTTAATCCCAACTCATTAAACCGAGTGGTCAATCCTGTAATTGCAAATGGTCCTTGATCTCTAAGGGCAACAGTTGCTGTAAATACTGCGCTACCAGCCCAATACGGCGGCGTTGATGGGCCACCTGAGTGCAATACTTGACCAGTTGTTGCGGCAGGTAAGGCTACTAAACCACTTGCGCCTTGGTAGAACAGTTGATTAGTGCCAATAGGCGTTCCTGTTGCATTAAGTAACTGATTAACTTTGGTTGGCGCAACCATGTCGTTAATGACTGAGAATGTTGGTACGCCTAAATAAGCTATATTTGCATCGCTTGTTCCAATAATTGCCATGTTTCCAGAGGCATCGGTGCTTACGCCGTACAGATTTACGATCTCAGGGAAAGGGGCAAATTTAATAACAGTTCCTGTTGCAATCTCGTACCTAGCAACTTCTCCATTTTCACCAACTGCAACCACAAACTCTGCATTGGCGTTCATAATTGGTCGGTCATTTGCACCAAAGTTTGTAACAAACCCTTTGGCAACTGATGTAACTGCTGATGTCGAAAAATCAATTCTGTATAGGTCGCCAGCATTATTGATAGCGTAAGAAACTCGACCAGATGATGTGGATACCGCATCCCATGCGATACCTCCTACTCTATCGATTACTACCTTGTTTACTGTTAAAGCCAATATTCGATTGGGTGCTGTGCCTGAAATAGCAATTTCATATTCAATAATGACATCTGGGTTACTAGAACCTACGGTACATACGATATGTTGTGGCGCAGGTGAAACAACATTGTCGATTGAGCAAGCAAATATATTTGTCGCTAGACCCTCTCCATCGTAAAAGGCAAGTTTACCGTTATTTACATTTGGATCAGGTTTAGCTTGGTCTACGCTACCAACCTGCCCTACGCTAACAACATAATTCCCCGGGGTAACCTGCCCTGAATTGTCAAACTGTACGATTGTCCCGTTTGTTTCTACTTCAAATGTTGAGCAGTTTGCAAGAGAACCTGTCATCAGAGAAGAAACGCCTGTACCAGTTATCTGATAAACGTTACCGTTTGCTCCTGCATAGGTATTCGTTGTGTACCGCCCTTTACCGACTACGTTGGGAACTTGTACCGCAGGTAATGGGCCTGTAATTGTTGTTACAGTCTCTAAATTTGCATCACCAATAACAATGCCGTCTGTGTTATTACCGCCTAATACTGTAGGCCTATTCTTTGCTCCAAGAACAGCTCTAAGGTCTGCAACAGGTATGTTTTCGTAACCAATAGTCCATACGTCTGTGCCTGGTGTCCCGCCGCCAATTACTTTCCATACGCCATTGACGAATGTGTAGAGCTGTTCATCGCCGACTGTTTTATCTAAGTAAAGAGGAGCCGAGCCTGTGTTTGTGCTTTGCGGATTTTCTGTTGGTGCTCCACCTGCTGCTGGTATAAATACAAACCCGTCAATCATGGTTGTAGAACCTGCTACTGGGTAGAGGTCATCGCTCAGGTAAGTAGGGGCATTGAAAGAAATGTTATTGCCCGGGGTTGCACCACCTTGACCAATCACCATCTGATTGAGGCCTGCGCTGTTTTTGAACGTAATACCCGATGTATTTGCCGCTTGCACATTTGTTGCATTTACTTGGTTTGCTGTAAGCGTGGTAACCGTTGCGGCGGCGGCAGTAGAACTACCGATAACCATGTTATCCATTGCGCCAGCAGTGGAAGGTTTAATAGTTACTGAACCTGAACCAGTCGGCTGGATGCTGACTGCGGCGTTGGCTGGGTTGATGTTGGTAGCTACGCTAATAGATACATTGTTACCACCACCTGCGCCAACGGATAACTGAGTAGTGCCACCTGTGTTTTGCAATGCCAAACCAGCAGATGATTCGGCTACTAGCGCAGGGCTTTTCAGCGATGTTGTAGCTTCTAAAGTAGAAATGCCAGTCAATCCGCCTGTATCGCTAACGATGACTTGTGATGCTTGAATAGCATT